GAAATTCCCGTGTCTAAAGTAGCAGTGGCTGTTACTGCGGTGCCGTTTAATGTTATAGCGTCAGCTTCTAATGTGCCATCAAAATCTCCATCTACAGCATCAATGTTACCTTTAAAAACGGTGGCACTAACTGTTCCCGTACTTGGGTTGTAAGTAAAGTTGCCATCCATTTCCAAGCCAACATTGCCTGTGCTTGATGTTGCACCCTCTACAAAAGCAATAAGGTTTTCTTCGTTTGTACTTTCATTGTCAGTAACTAAAACGTGAGCAGAATTAGTTGCGTTTGTGACTGTTGTGCCTGCAATAACTGTAGCTAAAGCCGTGCCATTAACTGTGATTGCATCAGCTTCTAATGTTCCATCAACGTCAACGTCACCGCTTATGTCTAATGAAGCAAATGTGCCAACACCTGTAGTAGTTAACGAGGTAGCCCCATCATTAACAAATATGTCCGCCGCAGACGCAGTGATAAACACCTCGGCACTACCGCTAAGACTAATAGCACTGTCAGAGTTGGAGCTTTCTGTAACAGAACGGGTAAGCGTTGTTCCGCTAGAGGTGAAAACGCCGCTTCCTATCTCGAAGTTAGTGCCGTCTTCTATCGCGTACCTGACCGTCTGACCATTAGTTATGCCAGCTTGTGCAAAGGTCTGATACCCTGACAGGGCGCTGCCCAAGGTAATCGTTCCAGTACCCGTGGTACTGGTGGACATTTTTGCACGATTTCCAAGAACAACTGCCATGTTATGCTATCCGTATAATTGCGTTACTTGCGTCCGCTGTAGGAAAAACAATAGTAAAGTCACCAGAGCTTGCGCCCTTATCCGCTCCAAAGTCTAAGACAACCACAGACGGGTCGCCACTAGCCGCTTCGTTATAGATCAACCCACCTCTTACAGAAGAGATTGTTACGTTGGAAAACACCTCGTCAGCAAAGTCTGTAAGCGCCGTTGTGCCGCTAGTTGTTGGCGTTACGCTTGTTAGGAAGTTACCCTTCGCAGTGTAATTTGTTCCCGTAACTTCGTTGCTACTGGTGTAAGCAGTGGTTGCTGCGGTAAAGCTGGCGCTGTTTGTGTACAAAGCCATTTTAAACTGGTCGCTTGCTGCGGTGAAATTGTGTGTGCCTGTCATCAATTCTTTTTTAAAAGATGTACACATGAAGTTGCCTGAGAACGCCATTTACATTTTCCTTATATATTCGGCTAACGTGGGATGCCCCGCTTCTTTAATCGCATTATATACCGTAGTACGGTCACTTTGGATAGCCTGTTTCATATAGATGACTAACAGCTTTTCAATACTATCCCTGTAGGCTATCGCTTGATCTCTCAACGCGGGATGAGCGTCTTCCGAAAAAGCAACAATCTTTCCAACACAACGGTGCGCCACCTCTTCAGGAGTGGCACCACGATTATTGGTTGTTTGAACGTCAACCTTGAACTCTCCAAAAGACATGCTGTTCATTGCTTGGCCCTCACGATCTGACCTGTACGGTACTCATCAGTAACTTCTTTAGCCTCACCAAGCATTTTAAGACCCATAATCGCTTCACCAAAACGTTTTTCATACAAAACCTGCAAGTCTTGTTCGCCCTTCATAAACACGTAGGCTTCCATCAAGCTACCATAAAGTAAAGCCACTTCTGCGTTTTCACTAAGCCATGATTCGGTTGTGTCGCTTCCAATAGAAGACAAGGTTCCCGTTGCTCCGCTAGAGCTACCGGTTAAGGTTTCTCCTACCGCAAAGTCCCCCGCAGGTATTTTTACTGTTAACGTTGTAGATGATGGCACCGCATTCACCGTTGTAGATTGTGCGCTGGACGATCCAGTGATGGTGTCCGAAGTAGTAAAGGTGCCACTTACGCTGGTCATTGTTAATGTAAACGTACTAACAGTCAGGCTTGCTGGTCTGTATAAATAGTGTAATTCAACAGCATAGCTGCTATTCGGCGTTGGGCCAATAATAAAGTTATCTACATCAAACTGACCATAATACCTTGGGCTTCCTGTAGTTGCAGGATTAGGGTTGAACGACTGAATAAAGTCTAAATCTTTGAAATCTAAAAACACTTGATTACTGCTAGAGTCAGTATAAGCCAAGGAAAGAGGTGCTAGAAAGTCAGAAGGACAAAACAAAAATTTATTAGAAGAGGTCATTGTTCCACTGGCATTGCGTTGAAACAAACTTAACTGCACATTTTTTAAAACACGTTCTTCTGTGTTGCGAATAAACACAGGCAAATTATTAACAAACGTAGTTTCGTCGTTTTCAGTATAATCTTTTATAGCCTGTTTTAGAGTTGTATATGTGTAGCTCATGTTGTCACCGTGACCTCTCCTACAGACCCTTCAGCCTTTAGTCTATTGCCCGTAAATCCTAAAGCATCGCCACGATAACCGACAGGATTAAACCCATATTGTATTGAATTAATCTCTGTTTCGTTTTGTTGCGGTCTTGGATCACGTAAAGCCTGTGGATCGGGCCTTACCCTAAGAGGCTCAAGTTGAGGCTGCTTGCGCTCCCATTCATCTTTGCCAACTAATAAGCCGTTCCATTCTTTTCGCATGTCACGTAAGCGGTATCTAAACCCAGAACGGTCAGATATTCCATATGCCCACTTGCCTGTGGCGTACCTAGACATACCTATAGTTCCTTAAATCTGGCGCAACTCTAAATGAAGCTCTGTCCCTATCTTCATCCATAGCCCTGTTAATCTCTTCATCATATATTGGTTTAAGTATTTGCAACCTTTCTGGCGCTCTTTTCATAGCAATGTAATACGCCAATCCCGCAGCTAGGCAGGGATAAAACCGAAATGGCATGTCAACCGTGTTTATGTAAGTGTCGGCATCATCCATGCGCGTCAAAGCATCATAGACAATTACATCTGTGCTATTATCAGGCAGGGGCCACAGCTTTAAATTAGGCGTTATTTGCCTATCTAAGAAAAACTGCGTTGGTCGGCCTGTAGTTGTTTTGGTTGGAATGCTTAGATATTCATCTCTGCTAATTCTGCTTAATGAATAATCTGTGCCGTCCCTGCGAACCACTAATGACAATATATCAATTACATCAGTGTCAAGGTTTGTCTCACCATCACCACTTGTTACAGTGAAGTTTCTTTGATTAATTGTCCATTGATTAAGACCGCGATTGGCCCAATCCGCAAACAAAAGATTTAACGATCTTTTAGCTGTTTTCAGGTCATATCCAGTTCGGGCTTCTAAGCCGCAACGCTCAAAAGCCTCTTCGATGTATTCAGCAACATCTAATTCAAAATCTGTTGAGCCTGATACTGCCATGTCATTCCTCGTTATAAAGGTTATCGAAAACCCTGTTAACATCTAAGGTGTAGTCTAAATCAGATTTAGAATAATGTATATGCTGTGATGGTTTGAAGTCAGGCGCTCCCTCACCAGTTACAAACCACGCTGGATGTGTAACACGAACGCGGTTATTTGGCAAAGCTACTATATTGCCTGTCCATTCACCTGCATCTAGCAACTGCAAAACGTGGCTTTGTTTGTGTTGTGCGGGATCATCTGCAATCTCGCTGTTAGTGTAATCAACCGTAAATAAATACTTGGCTGGGTGCATTTCACCATTTATTTTTGCCATCCAAGGGCAAGGCGTTGCACGGTCCATGACAAATACAGAGTGATGATGGGATGCACAGTCCCAAGGCTGTGCGTCATATGTCTGCATTGGTTCAGGCCATTCTTCCAACGGTATGTCGCCTACAAGTGCAGTTATAGGCATTCTTGCCCACATAGCACCGCCATGAACTGTATCTTCATCTGCATCTTCAGCTTCGTTTCCAGTAAATATAACTTGGAAACTCAAACATCTGTTCGGGATTGTTGTTACACCTATGACCATAGCATGAAGAAATTCGCCGTGATAATTCTCATGGTTGTGAGTATATTCACGGCGAACCCATGCCTTGAAGTAAGGTATATTGCTGTATAGATATGACATTATTTTTTTACTAACTTCATACCTTTTGCTGCCGCTGCTTTTTTGAGTTGTGCAAGAGTCATTACTCCACCCGCTGCACCACCTTTTTTCATCATACGGGGCTTTTTCATACCACCAGCAGCGCCACCTTTCATCATGCGTTTAGGCTTTTTCATGCCGCCAGCGGCACCGCCCTTCATCATTTTCTTGACTTTACCGCCGTTACGATAGCCTTTTTTCTTCATTGCCATGATATTCTCCTAAGTTAGTTTGGTGCGTTTTCTTCTGGAATTTTTACCGTTTGACATAACAACACCACACCCGTTTGCAACCATAGTACCGGGTATGTTTTTACCTTTAAATGGGCGTTTTGCTTTTGTTTCTGCTACTACCCCCCCATTTACTAAGTTACGAACTTTGGCTTTTTTAGTATTAGCAACTACAGTTTGGCCTTTCTTGCCAGCCGCCTTTTTCTTTTTAGCTGTTTCTGATCGTTCTTTTTTACTAAGGCTTTGAGCTTTACTACGGGGCAAACACCTATCAGGGTTTTTCTTATCTTTAGATGTGCCGCACTTGCCTTGAATAGAACCGTCAGTGCCGATCCTAACCCAATCTTGATTAACCCAATCCTTCAGCGCACCCATTATGCTTTCTTCTTTTTCTTTTTGCCCTTCGCGCCTTTTGCGTAATTAGGGTCTTTGCAGTATTTAGACGCAGCCATGTTCGCATAAGCAGATGGGTACGTGTCAAAAGTTCTTTTCGCCCAAGCCTTACCCGCAGGGCAGATTTTACTGCCTTTGGATTTAGGTGACGCTTTGCCACCTTTTCTAAGATAGACAACGCCTGTAGGTTTTTTACTTAGCGGCTTTGACACTTGCTGTTTCATCTGACCTCTGGATATAGCCATAGTCCCGCTCCATGTATTTTTTTATGTAAGATATTTCTGTTGCTATAACTTCTGTTTTCTTATCCACAGAAATTAAAGTTTTAGTTGTCCACGCGGCCCAACTGTAAGAAATAGCGCCAATTCCCGTAATAACAGCAGTAAAAAGAATGACAACAAATTGTTTCATTAACACTTCCACCGCTTTCTAGCTTGCCGCAAACGACTGTTAGGGTCTTTAGCCGCTTTTGGAAACTTTTTCATTTGTCCAGCAGAACGGGCGCAGAAAGACTTACGCCGCTTGGCATCTTTACTGCCTTTTTTAACTTTACCAGTAACCGCAGTTTTTAATTTAGAGCCGGGATTTTTACGTCTATAAGCGGCAACACCAGCCTTGGTCATTCCCGCTCCAGACTTAGTGGAGCGGAAATTCTTTTTATTTCGCTTCGGCATTTTATCCGAACGTTTAGCCATACTCTTTCCGCATCGACATAATAATAGTGTATGTATCTGCGCTAGTGTGACCTACAGTTGTGAACAAAACGTCCCCATCTTTGCCACTACCAGCATTGTTGGTTAGCCCACCAAAAGCTGTATAGTCGTGATGACCACTTTGATTTTCGCCAAGCTCAATACAAAACACATTAGTAGAGGCATTGAAAAGAATTTGTACTTTCATTCCAATGCACTGCCACCATATTTTTTCTATGGTAACACCTGTGCAGGCATCACCACGGGCATTTGCAGCTAATGCGCTGACGTCTACTTTTACTACAGCAGATTCGCCAGTTCCATCAGACACATTGGTAAACTTCTGGACGACCATTTTTTGACCGTCCTGAATGGTTTGGGTAGCTACAGCATCAGCCATATTAAATACTCCTTATGTTATATTAAGAAGCAACGTCATAGCCAAGGATTGTAATTAGCAATCTGCCTGCCGTGTAAACAGCGTTAGTTGCAGAACCAGAAACTAAATACAAATACTGGTCAGCCGCGATAGTACCACCAGCGGTTCTAGTACCCGCTGCTGCATCACCGCCGTTAATGATAATTGTTTCTGTTAAGTCACCAATGGCACCATTTTCAACACCAGTTCCTTCTGTCGCTGAGTAAAGATCAATGTCTGGATCACCACCCGCAGGGGTTTCAAAACATTCCATTTTGACACCGAAAACAACGCCTTGGTTTGCGGTAGTAACGCGACCAATATACGCAACGCCAGAGTCGGCCTTGCCTATAATGTCATCCGCCGCAGTAGATGCCAAACCTGTAAGGTCAATCATAATTGTAGTTTTTACGATATTAACGTTAGTATCAGTATCGCTTTTAAAACGCTCTACCTGTGTGACATACACAGCGGCTGTGCCTTCAATTCCAGCGCCGCCAGCAGCTTCTGTCGCCATTTTTGCGCCGCTAGTAACTGTAATTGCACCAGTAGTCGCGTTTTTGCTTACAGTTTCAAAACCATTTAAGGACCGTACTGGACCTGAGAATGTAGTATTAGCCATGTGATACTCCTGTCGAGGCTAGTGTCAGCCTCATTATGTGGCTGTCAGGGATAATGGAACAATACACAATAAACAAAAAAAAGAAAGGGGGCAGATTAACTGCCCCCAATCAAAACCAAACATTTGTTCGGGTTACGCGCCGGGTGAGCCGAATACGCAACGTGGGTCCGAGAAGCCAAATGAATAACGCTCACGCGCTTTAAAACGCATGTTGCCTGTATCGAAGTCTGCTTCCATGTTTGTTTGCATGGGAGAACGCTCAAAGTGCTTGAAGCCATTTGGCGCGTCAGTCTTCAGGAAGAACGCATCAGTATCGGTCAAGAAGTGGTTAACAGTGTAACCCTCTGGAACCATACCCATGTTCTTTGTCGCATTAATGTCATTGTCAGCAGTGCCGGGACGCAAGGTCGATTCCAACAAACGATCTGCAATGAACTGAA